GGCGCGGTCAGTCAGGGAGAAGCCGAATCGTGTGGGCTGCAGCAACTGAGATCATTCCAGAGCCAGTAAAGACGAAAAAGCTGGAGGAAAAGGAGATCCTCCAAATCGCGGGTCGGCACACCAAGTATATGACCGGCAAAACAGCCTGGGCAATGGATGTGGTGTCTCTAATAAGAGAGCTAGAAAGTCGTTGGGGGATCAAATGAAGACCAAAGCATTGAGACTCGTGCGACAGATGTGGGCGGTGCCAGGAGTCCCAAAAGAGACTCAGCGGCATAACATGAGGCAGTGGGCCAGGAGCATCAAGCGCCTGGGTGACAAATGGCTTTTAGCAAAGAACTATGTACCGCAATCTAGAAATTGAGATCCTGCGCTGGGCTGAGGCGCGTCAGATCATTCCCAACTCCACTACAGAGAAGCAACTCCTCAAGTGCGTAGAAGAACTCGGAGAGCTGGTCGCGGCGACTCTCAAAGGAAACAGGGAAGCCCAGATAGATGGCTTTGGAGATGTCCTGGTGACTCTGATCTTGGCGGCTGATCTGGCCGGTTTAGACCTCGTGGCCTGTCTCAAACGGGCTTATGAGGAGATCAAAGATCGTAAGGGGACATTGACCAAAGACGGAATTTTTGTGAGGGAAGCATGAGTAACAACACAGGCGGGCCTGCGTTTCCTACTGAATATTTTTATGACAAAGATACAGACTACGAGCATATGCCAACGGAAGGCATGACCCTGCGCGACTACTTCGCAGCCAAGGCGATGCAGGCCATGATCGCGCACCCTGACTGCGCCACAGATAAGCCTGCTGAAGCGTTTGCACGCGCCGCTTATGTCGCGGCAGACGCCATGCTCAAGGCAAGGGAGACAAGCAAATGACACCGGAACAGAGCACATATTACGAACGAGAACTAAAACGCTTCAAAAGTAAAGGCTCAAAGCACGATGCATTTTTGATTGATTGTGTGTGGGGAATGGGAAGTTCTAACCTTGGGCCTGTTGATCCGCCAGTGGTTGGGTTTGGTCAAGATGATGACCCTCACTACACCCAATATCTGCATAACTGGGATGAAGTCGAAGAACTAATTAAGCAACTTCGGGATGTAGCAACAACGGCTTGGGGGCCGATGGAGGCAAGCAATGGATCGTGATACCGTGATCGAACTAGCCCGAGAAGCAGGATACATCGGTGTTCAGTTCACATCAATTACTACACTTGAACGCTTCGCCGCCCTTGTCGCCGCGCATGAGCGTGAGGCTTGCGCTCGGATTTGCGATGGTTATAACGATCCGCTTATCAACACAGACGCAGCCGCCGCCATCAGGAGCAGAAAATGAAGCTCGGTGAGGTGTTCGTCACTCTCTGGATGCTCACCTTCTTAGCGGTGATCTTCCTGTCTCCGTTTGTGACTCTTGCTCTCATTTTGAGATTCATCTTCCAATGAAAGCACTTGTCCTGGCTCATGCTTACCTTATAGGGGCCACAATCCACTCCCCTGAAGGCAATCGCTCTCCAACAAAAGAAGAAGTCTTAAAGGCCATCCTTGAAGAACTGCAGACAGAAGATCGTAGACCTACTCATCGAGCTCGGGCCGATGACCATGCGAGAGATCGCAGACCAACTGAAGACTGATGTAGACACAATCAGGCACTTTCTCGGTGCTTTGCGCTGCAAAAGGCCAGGCGTGATATATATCCACTCCTACCGCAGAGATGAGGACGGTGGAAGGCTCTATCCAAGGGCTTTATGGGCCGCTGGTAACCTTCCAGATGCCAAAAGACTCCCCAGACTAGACAAGAAAGAAACAAGCCGCAGAGCGCGTCTAAAGCGAAAGAAGCTCGTGGCCTCGGTCTTTCATTTGCCCCTCATCAACGAAAACAAACAGTCCAAACTTAACCTAAGTAAGACCTTCAATGCTTCCGCAGTACACATGGGACAAAGACAGGGAACTGTGTAAGAAATGCGCTCACTACCGAGAACACCTAGACAATCCTCGATACAACTCGGGAGTCGTGGTGATGTGCTGCGCGGCCAACCCAGCCAAGGGAAGGCGTGGAATCGGCTCTTGTATCGACAACAGGCACCGAGGCCCGTGCGGTAGGGATGGGGCGTTATTTCATCCCAGAGAGAAACAAATCTCTCTCGGCTTGGCGGCGTTTCACCAAGCCAGGTAAGACCTTCCCGCCGCCTTTGGTCCAATCCATGAGGTGATCGGCGGCTTTCTCCCACTCTCCTCGGTTTGCTTTGATGCGAATCTGGGAGCGTTGGAGGTTGCCTAGCCCTGCGTTGTAAGCAAAAGAGACCAAAGCATCGAATGCGCCTTGATGCTCAGTAACACCGGGAACAAGCCGAAGAACACCCCGTTCAAAAGTGATGATGTCACCTCGGAACAAATCTTCCACCTCTTGCTTGGACCAGACACGGGAGTCCTCCGCTCTCAAAGGGTAGTCGCCCCTTAATTGGCCTGTGTAGCCCTCTTTACGGACCACAGGAAGCCTGATCTGGTCTTGGTATAGAACATGACCATACCCAATCGTCCAGATCGTTGCAGGGCACAAATAAGGCTTGAGTCTGCACCCCTCAAAATGGTGCATCAACTCAATTCCTCTATCCGAGGTTTTCACTTCTTGGACCAGCTCCGAGAACCAAACCAAAACCCGAGAATGCCTCCCAGCATGGACATCTCTTCCTCGCTGAAGATCACCGTGGAGACTTTAAGGAAGTCATCCATTGATCGGATCAGATTCGGGTCGGTGAAAGCGTAATAAGTGATCGCGGCGTTGATGGCGACCAACTCAAGAATGAAGATGTAGGTAACTGTAGGTCTTACAGTCCCGACATAATTTGCCACCCACCTCGAGGCCTTCTCCAAGACCTGTTTATCGTGGTCCAGAGCCGCCTGGGTCATCTGGGCCTGGGTCTGCATTGCCACTTGGTCGGTCTTCAGCTCCTCAATCCGCTGTTGAGCAGCAAAGCCTTGAGCGGCCATCTGTAGGTCACGCTCGGCAGAAATCTTTGCCAGATCACGCTCGTGAGCCTGGTCCGCTTTGGCCTGGAAGAACTCTAAGAGTTTCGGAAGGCCAGAGATTAAAAGCCCACCAAGGGTAGAGATAAGACTTAGCATCAGATCACCATCGCGTAAATGAACAGGCCCATCCCAACCCCTCCTACAGCGATAGACGCATACAGAAGAGGCATCATCACTGCAAGAATGGCGGCAGAAGATAAGACGATTGACAGCTGGAGCGCCATACCCGCATACGAGAAGTATGGTGACCGGGATTTCGCGGCATCACGAGCAGCCTCTGCAGACCGAGCCTTCTCAGATATTTCCTCCATGTCGGCTCTTTGCTTTTCTGCTTTGTCTTCTCTGCCAGAGGTCTCATAGATGGTCGCCCGTACATTCTTGGCTTGGAACCAAGCCCAGTAGTTATTCGCAGCGATGGTTCCGTTTAGAACCTTGCTCGAGTTGCTGGACCCGTACATCCCGTTTATTGCTAAGAGCAAAGCAAAGATGGAAATGGTCAGAGCAGCCCACTGTTTGACATAGGCCTCTCTCTCGGACCTTGAGGCAGTAGGAGAGGGCTTTAGAACCCACATTGACGGGTCTCCTTGCAGTGTCCATATCCCAGGACGGCCATGTATCCCATACCTCCTAAAGCAGCCAGGATCAGGGCAACGCCTATCCCGGTCTCTACGGCTTGAGCAATGGCCTTTCTTCGTCTTTCGGCGGCTTCCTTTTCTTTCCGGGCGTTGTGAGCGTCATCCCGGTTCATCTGGGCCACACGGATCTGGATGTTCTGCCAGACATCAGCATTGCCGCTTTGGAAAAAGAGCATCTTCAGCTCTTCCTCAAAAGACTTCTGCTGCATCAACTCCAGTTCGGCCTGGATCGCAGCTCCCATGTTGGAGCCGCCCTTTTTCTTGGCGTGGTTGACCGCTTTCGTTGCCTCATGCTTGGCATCGAAATACTTCCCCAACAAAGGCCCAAGAGACCGTACATCATCGACAGTCTTTGAGGCTTTCTTGATTAAGTTGACCGCTGTAGAAACAGCAGCCATTGCGGTCAACGGATCAATCACAGCCCTATGACCTTCTTTACCACATCGGCCATTGCACCAGGCCCAAGAAGCACTGCACCAAGCGTGATGTAAAGCCAAGTCTCAATCCGAGACATCCGTTTGCTGCCTTCATCAAGGCGCTTCTCAATCGCCTCGTAGCGTTGAGAACAAACTTGCTCATGCGTAGACAGCT